ATTTGCCTTTGTAAAGGGCTGCAAAACTTTGCCAATCCGCTGGTAACGTTCCGACATATTCAGCGGCAAACTTTCGGGTTCCAAACTCCACATAAGCGGCATAATTAACTGCAACGGTAACAGACGATTTCATTTTTCCGAATTCCGCCGCAATAGATCCTTTCAAATGCCCTTCATCAGTTGGCGCTTTTTGCTTTGCCAGTGTTGCCGTTTCGATTGCCCAGGCGTTAAGCTCACCCTGTATATTTTTTTCAATGTTCTTTATACTACCGTCAATCTTTGAAATAGCAGCATCAAGCCCATTTACTTTTATGTTAATTGCCGCCATGGATTGTACACCTTAAAACCAAAAATGAATTTTTACCCTCATCAACATTTTGCACACTGTTTATCCGTAAATCCTTGCCGCCATAATTAGCCACAGTATTTGTGGTTATTGTTTTTGATGAGTAATTACGGACAGTTATTTTATAGTCGTAATCTGCCTGTCTTTGGCCTGATACATAGCTTGCCTGCCCGGTCCTGTTCTCAACATTCGCCCACAGGCTAAAACTTGAATCAATCGGAGTATGCCAGCCGCCGCCAGCGTCCTTAACAGGCGTTCCCTTAGTTTTAAATGTTACCCTGGTATTTAGTTTGGCTACCATACTCGGCGGTAAGGTTTAAGGGTTAATTTGAGAATAGGGGATAGTTCAGGCATTGCCTTTCCGCTGTCAATATCTCCCCGGTTTTCATATAGGTACACGATCTGCTGTAGTATCGCTGTTTTAAAGTTTGGCGGTAAGTCTGCAGCAGCGTACCCGGCAACGTATTCAGCCTTTAAGTATTCGTAACAAGGCGTTTTGATCGTTTTAAAATCAAGGCCTTGCAAAATGTAGTCCGTTGTTTCAGTCAATGTATTCCCGTCCTCATCTTTCAATGAAGTAAAAGAAGTGACAGGGGCATACGGCAAAGAAATTCCGCCAAGTGAATTATTTAATTCAGCGGTTACGGTTTTAGGCATCAAGGACGTATTGAGATAGCCCTCACAAAGCGCCGTTGCGGTCTTCATGAGTTCTTCTATCAAATCGTCTTCCTCTGTAATATCCAGCTCTATTTTGCACCAGTTTTTCGCTTCTTCAAGCGTAACGGGATAGGTGGTACTTACATCGGAGTATTTAACGTCTAAAACGAAATTATCTTTTACCATTATTTCTTTTTACCGGTTTCTTTTTTCTCTTTTACTTCCTTAGCCACGCCTAGGGTAATTAAATACGCCTCATTAGGGTGGTTTTCGGTTTGTGTACCTGCTTTAAATTCCAGGTGATCCTTTAAAAATTCGATTTTCATATTCGTAAAATTTAAAAAGCCCCGACCATAATCGGGCAGGGCTTTTAATTCGTAAACAACACAGATTTAAAACAGCAGGTATGATTTGAAACTTGCCGACATAGTGCCGGTACCCGTCCAGCTTACCCTGTAATAGTAGTATCTTTTTGTAGTTGAAATAAAGTAGTTGTTTGTTGCATCTGTTGCGGTTGTAGCCGTTTCGCAGGCCGTCCAGTTTGTGCCATCCATTGATCCCTGAAGCGATATAGACCCGCCAACGGTACCGGATATTTTCGTTACAATAACATGAGCGTTTACGGTCGCACCATAAAACCAGTTTTTTACTGTTTTTGAATAGGTTGACTTAGTGCCGGCATTTGTTACTGTATCAAGTGAATTACCGTAGCTGGTTGTTGTTAACAGTTGCGGGGCCTGTTGCGCCTTAACTGAAAACGAAAACGCAACGATTGCAAATAAGAAAAGTAATTTTTTCATTTTTTATGAGTTTTGTAAGGGGCGGAGTTGCCCGCCCCGTTGGTTATTTAATTAAACTGTTCCTTTGATGAAGAAATCAGGACCGTAAACCGGTAATGTTGCGGTTTCTTCAATACGGACAGTGATCTTATTCTTTGTAACGTTATCAGAATCCTGCTCAAAGAATTCAATTCTCATTGATTCCTGAGTAAGGAATTGAGCGCCCATATTGAAATCACCCAGGCAGTAATCACCGGAAGTTAAAGCGGTTGTTTTATAAACCGGTACGCCGGAAATATAAAGCTGACCATTTACGAACGTTACGTTGAACGGTAAATCAAACTCACCCGAACCGCCTGCTTTATTCAGGAAAAAGCCATGGTAATCAACCGGGCGTAAAAGGATAGCTGAACAATCCCTTTCGTTTGTATCTTCCAAAAGTGCCAGGTCGTTGATAATTTTTTCGATCAGTGTCGCTCCGGTTCCTGCAGATGCAGTGAAGTTGCCTGATACCAAAATACCTTTCATGTCAGGGCTGGCACCTGTACCGTAAAGGATGTTACGGTCTTCCTCTTTCATCAGCTTTTCAACCAAACGGCTTTGCAGGAAAGATGACATACCAGGCACGTTTAACAGCGCCTTGCGGGTAATCCTTTCGTAACCAGCAATGGTTTCGATCTTTACTGAAGTTTCTACCAAATCCTCATCAGTATGAGATTTTGCGGCACCTTCAGCAACGGTTGCAACACCGCCTTCACCGTTACCGTTCTGTTTCATAAAGTAGAAATCAGTACCAGGGCCAACAGGACCACCTGGAACAATTTCTCTCATGTGAAGCTTACGCTTTGGCGCTTCTACAATTCCCTGCCTGTATTGCGCTCCCCATACGGTTGTACCGGTTACGTTTGCAGTAGAGATGTCACCAACAGTTTTCAGATCCAGGTCAATGGAAATATTGCTAAATCCTTTTTCTTTACGACCCATCTTTGCAAAATCGTCTGTCTTTTCTTCCAAGGCAGAGCGGAAAACTTCATCAAAGCTTTTGACCTGCTTTTGTCCTCCGCCGGTTTGCTTAAACTTAATTTCAAACGCTTCCCCCTGTTCGGTTAAGGCTTTGATATCAGAAAGCACTTTGGCAAAGTCAAAACCCTTCATTTCGGCAGGGATAAGACCTTTTACTTCTGTTATAGAATCGTTTACAGCTTTTAACTGCAATGCAACCTCATCTTTAGCCGCTTTGGTAGCCGCTTCGGCTGCTTTGGTTTCTAATGCTGCTTTGGTTTCATCCAATTTCTGCAGCAACTCTTTTTGATCCATATTAATTAGGAATTAATTGTTTATTGAATATTGTTAGTGCTTCGCTCCACTGTTTCAATTCGTCCGGCTTCGGTGCCTCTTCAGCGGCCTTAGTGGTTAAAATATCAAACTGGGTTTTTAGCTGTGTTAAGTAAATTTCCAGGCTGTCAAAAATGTCCTCATTCTCATACTTTCCATTTCGTAAAGCCTTAATAGTTGAATCCATTTTTTTAAATACATCCTCTTTAGTCAATGACTTTGAGGAAATATTTCCGGCAAGTTCATTGGCTCCCCATGTTACACTAGAACCTTCCCATAACTTCACTTCTATAATCTCCCTGTGGGTGCGGTTTCCAGCCGTATCAAATACGTCTTTACTTTGCAGGGTCTGAAACCCGACACTATTTTCATCCACAACCCCGTCCAAATGGAGCCTGATTGCATCCCGGCCGTAACTGGTTTTTGAAATAGTGCTTTTGTATCTCAGCCCGTAGCTGTCCTGTGTAAGAACTAAATTGCTGTTTTTTGTACCGGATAAAGGCCGCCATGAATCATGCTGCCATAAATGCTTTATCCTGGTGTAGTTTTCCTGCAATGTTTTGGTATAAGCGCCCGGTAGAATTATATCCCCGTCACTGTCTGTATTACCGAAAACAGAAAAATAACCCTCAATGATACCGGCTGCCTCATCCACGTTTATAACAGCGTCCTTAGTACTTGTTAGAACGCCTTTATATTCCATGCCTTTTATCATTGAAATAATCTTTACACAAATCTAAATTATTTGCAACAAGGTTGCATTTATTGGAATAAAGTTTATACATTTGTCTACATGAAAAAACCGGATAATAACAAACCATTTCCTTTAAGACTTGGAGACTTAAAGCCTTTTCTTCAGCAACAGGCAGTTAGTGAAAACAGGAGCTTATCTAATTTGATTAAATCGGTATTGCTTGATTATAAAAAGAAAAAACAGGCATGAAAAACACCTTATACCAACAATCCTACAAATGCTCTGCAAATCACATAACAAAACATTATATTTGGAGTAGTGATTTAAAGAAAGCAAAACACGTTTGCCATTGCGGGGAGAAATTAACCGTTGCAAATATTCACATTGAAAATGCCGGGCAGTTTACGGCAATCAGAACGGAAACGAAAAATAGGTAATTATGTTTGCAGAATTTATTAACGGAGAATTTTTTATTGCGTTTGTTCGCCAAGTGGTTTGTTTAATTAAAAATAGGTAATTTGAAATAGCGGCGGCATAGTGGTTGATTATTCCTGAAGTACAAAGGGTAAAAATAGTCTTCAAACACCGCTTTTTTATTTTTAAATAATTAAATTTCTAAGGTTGTGCGTATATCGAGCCACCGAGAACGCTCACTAAGCAGCTTTAAACGGCTGCTTTTTTACTTTGCTCATAAACCAGTTTACCGTTCTCCTTTATCGGTTCAAACCCAACACAACAACGGCAGTTACAAATATTCCCAGCAGTTGCCCCGTGCTTTCTATCCCCCGGCTGGTTCATTATCTGCCCGTCAACATTAAAAGCATCGTCATACCCGATTGTTTGGCCGTTCATGGTTAAGTGATCGTATTTATCCCGGGGTTTGCGCCTGGTTCTGTCATCCTGTGCTGAAATCCAAATCTTATTTAGCTTTAACCCTGTCGTTTTAACTGAAAACATTGCGCCCTGGTTTGCAGCTGTAACGGTTTCTGTTCGGGCAATTAAACGGGCACGGCTCGATGTGAACCCGGTCGAAGTAATTTCATTGGTTATCTCGGTGAATGATTTGCCGGCAGCATAGGCGCTAATCAATATATCCCTTATCTTTTCCCGGGTGAATGTCGTAATATCCTCAACTGTATTCAGCAGGTCCGTAAGAAAGTAATTATTCATTAGCCGGGTCATAAGCTCATTAAACCCTATCGGCATTCGTGCTTTTTCTTTTCTAAGGTAAACAAGATGCTTTGCCCCATACACAATACCGGCATCTAAATAAAGGCCTTTGAGTAGCTTGTAAAGTTGTTCAGATGAAACTTTGGTGAGTGCCGTGTTATCATCATAGCCTGCCTGTTTTGCTGCGATAAACTGCTGTACCTGGGCTTTGAGTGCTTTGTTTATTTTCGGGGCAAAATGCGCTTCCCTGCTCTTTTGGAACTTGTGGAAGGTGCGCCATATATCTGTAAGTTGTTCAGGTGTCATTATTTTTTCTGAATTCACTTTTAATCTGCATTGCAAGCATCCCGCAAGTTGCGCCAAGTATGTAACCAGAAAAAGCGCTATAACTATGAAACTCTTTGAATTTGTAACTTAAAATAAACAAACATGATGTGCAAAGTATAATCATTGCTAAATAAAATATACCTGCTTTTTTATTATCTTTCATAAATCCTTTTTTAAATAACAAGGTTCACACAATTTAACCGGCTTTTTCTGATCAACCTTTTCCCCGCAAACAAATATTGATAACTGATACTGAACCCCGTAAATAGTTTCTTTGCAGTTCTTGCAAACGGACATATCAGGGCCTTGTTTATCCCATTGCGTTGTTATCGATATTTCTGTCGGGTTATCCAGTTGTTCTATTTTTTCTTTAATACCCGGTAAGATAATGTTTTTCTCCTTTTCTCTGAAATATTTTGCCTGACTTTCCATTATAGCACAATTAGGCCACCTTTGGATATACTGTGTAATTATACTGTTCACTTTCCTTTCTGTTCTAAAGTCCATAACTAGCTTCAGTAGTTTTTACGGTGTGTTATAATCCCCTGTATTTGGTAACGGTAAACCCTCATCCTCTAAAAGCGTATATCCTGACTTAATAAATATTTTATCAATGTTCGGATCTTCCGGTATTCCCAGTTTAAAGGCGGAAAGTATTTGGCTAGGAATCATAATCGGCAGGGCGGAAAATGCGTCCGCCATTTCCTTCATGTTTATTTGCAGTTCCGGCACCTCGGAAGTATCGTATTCAATACAGTACTTTTTACGGGGAAATTCGGCATCTAATCCCATAGAAAGGCTATCCCTTATGCGGCGGAGTAGGGGAATAACAGCATTGGTATAAAGGCCAACCCTTGCGCTCTTATCGCTTACCTCTGAACCGGTAGCATCGTTATTCATTAGCCTGTCGGATATGCAGAAAACGTTGCAAAGCTTCTTAAAATCAATCTTTGCCAGGTCGGCAACTTCCATATCAGCAAGTTTTAAACCTAGCTCAATATATCCGAGGTCGCCGCCAGCGCTGTACGGCATACCCTTGTTATTCAAATTGGAAAAGTAGTCGTAAAGATCCTTTTTTCTCCTGCCGGCATTTTCCGTTATTTCTGCATAATCCCCCTTTTCAAATAAGATACCAGGGATTCCGCCGTTCTGCAGTTGTGCTGTTGTTACGTCCATATTACTATCAACCCGTACAAGGCGTTTAGATAGCACTTTTAAAGGAGATAAGCCACGCAATTCTTCGCCTGTTGCGCCTAGTATCGGGTTAAAGTATTTACTATGAATAACCTCCGCAGGTGGTATGTTATCCATTATTATCTGCCCGTTATCGACGTACTGGTAAGCCAAGATTTTACGGGGATATCCGGTTGTTACTTTGATGTTCACATTTTGCGGAGCCATGTAAAACAGTCTTACCTTACCCTCGTTAGGCCCTTTTTCCGGTTTAAACTTCCACGCCAACCATTCGCCCTGCATAAGCATTGTTGCGCACTTCGCATAGGTAGATTCAAACTTACTCATCCCTTCAAATGGCTGTTCCAGCAACATTGCCAGTTCGTCATTTTCCGGGGCATCAGTTAGTTTTCCGTCCGCTCCCTTTATGTAGGCATAGAAAGGAATTGAGGCCGCTGTTGTGGATATTAAATTTATGATTGAGTAAATGTCATCTGTTGTGCAATACCTGGTTGCATTGTCAAGGGTTTTCCAAGATGGGTATTGAGTAATGGAATTACCGAAATTATTTACCATCATTCGGTTTTGCTGCATCATTGAATTTAACTGAGATTCCAGCTGTTTAACCCTGTCGGATTTGCCAAATGAGAATAGATCTCTTATACCCATTTCATGAATGTTTTACCAAAGATATATTTTTTGCAACAATGTTGCAAATATTATCCAATGTACTGTCTTTTTGGTTTAAAGTGGAACCACATTCTCATCATTAAAGCATCTGAAAAGTCAGGAGACCGGCCAATAACTTCTTTTACCTTATCCTTTGGTACAATTTGCTTTTTGCCATCCTTATCCATGTTATACTGCTTAACCTGTTCCATTTCCTGAACAATGGCCTCTTTCATGGTTGCATCTTTGCAGTTTATGTAAATAGCCCCGTTATTAATGAGCTCGGCTAACTTAAAATAACACTGGCTTTTGAGATTAGTAAAGTTTTCTTTTGGCCTTTCCCCGTTAATTGTCGGAGCGTCCGGGCTAGGTAATGGCATTGAATTATTTACAAATCCCTTGCATTTAAGGATATCAACAACGCCGCCGCCAACTCCGTCCTCATCTGCAATGGTTTGGCTATTAGGAATATTAAACTGAGTTTGCATAGCCCTAACAACATCCGCAACCTCTGTAACAGATTTTCCGTAATACTGATAAATAGCAATACACCTCAATCCATCCCAAATGCAAATGACAGATGTATCTTTACCGAACCTGGCAACATCTATCGTCATGTACTTATCACCCGTTGGTACATAGTCAGCGGTAAAGCAGTCTAGTATTTTGTCGTATTCAATCAGTGTAGCAGGATCATCGTCATACTCCCAATTACCGTATAAAAGGCGCTGCTTACTTGCCTCATCCAACTTTTTCAGGTTTTCAATGTAACTCCCGTCAATGTCTGGGTTATCGGTCACAAATGACTGTATAAACCTCCTGTAAGGCAGTATTGTGCCGTTTTTAGACGGTTTATAGAAATCGTTGTAAAGAAACCCCTTTGAAGGGTTGCAGGTCATTAATAGCTTTGGAAGTATCTTGTATTTGGTGATATTGTGCCTCATCCTACTAGCAACGACGTTCTTTGCTTTTGCTGTAACCTGGTTTGCCTCATCAATAAAGGCTCCGGTTATTTCAAGTGATCCCAACTCATCGAAATCAGGATCAGACGGGTAAAACCCTAAATCTTTCATTAAAATAACCGATTCATTAGGAAAAATTATTGAGTTTGGGTATTCTTTATGGTGTGCTGAAGTTATTTCAAAATCTCGGTTAACAGAAAGCCCCTGTATTTTGGCCATTTTAAGAAAGGAGATATAAGTAGTCTCCTTTAGTGTTTTCATGGAAGATCTGCCCATTATCCAGCGTGATTCAGGGTATTTTAAACTAAACTTGGTTAAGAAGTAATTACCGAGTATTGATTTACCACCACCCGCAGCCCCGCCAAAAAGGATTTCAGTCGTTTCTTTGTCTTCCAGGTAGTCAAGCGCCTGCGTCTGTTTCAGGTTTAGCTTCATAGGTTCTTATTTCGTTCCACGTGATTGATCCTTCGACCTTAGCCTGCACTTCGGTAGGTATAAGCTTGGCGGCTATTATGTAAAAGTCTTTTGGGTATTTTTTGGCAAAAGCTATCAGGTTGTGTTGTTTATCGAGCTGCAGTTCATTAAACACAGAAAGGACAGTTTCTTTTACTGTCCTGGTTAACTTATTTGGCCCCCGTCCGGATGCGGCTTTATTGCCCGGCTTAAATAGCTTTTTTGCCATTCGTTCCTTTTCGTATTCTTCGTACCAAAATTACATATTTGCAACAACATTGCAAATTTTATTACGGGGTCTTGGTTATAGTGGGGTTAGGGGGTGGGGGTAATGGTTGCCAAAGTTTAGCAGAAAAGCAAATGCCGGGCAATACAAATTCATGTTCTCCGAAATTATATCCTAAATATTTACCTCCGTACACTTTCCCATTATAATCACTTCCCGGTCTGCTATCTACAATAAAGGCAACACTTTGCTGAAGTTCAGGGGCTTTGTCTTCCACGTTAATCCACCCATCTGCCCTATCCTCTACAAGTGCAGGGGATTCGGCAGGGTATTCTACAATTTCACGTACATCATAAGTTTTATAACTTTGGTTATGACCATATAGGCTTAGTTCACCCAATGGCTCACAAACGCTTTTTACACATTGCGGATTTCCGTAACCTGGGCATCCTGAGTCGCTGCTCATGTAAACAACACATCCTTTTGTTAATTTTTTTTCTGTATTCATAACTGTATTTGTTTTATTGGTGAGGGGTTAGGAGCAATTCGTTCACTATTTTTACTTCATACTTTTCTATAATCATCTCAACTGTAACTGGATTACCTTCAATATCCAGTATATCATATTTCTTATTACAGTATTGATATTTTTCCCATTTATTATTTAAGTGCCTTTTAAACGCAATCTCAAAAACAGATTCAGGATGAACATCTATATTTAATGTACCATTAGAGTAAGCTGGTGAATAACACTTGTATTTTACAGCATTGTCTTTAAATATTCGTTCAAGGTTATTCCATTCATAATTTTGTTTCACCTGCTTTATTTTCTCCAGTATCTTCCCCCGCTTCACCGGATCTGTTTGGCGGCGGTTACTGCCGGCCTTGTTCACTGCAATATATTTTATCGTTATAATTATTAGTCCACGTTGCAACCATGCCCAGGGTGAAACGGTGCTGATTTTATTAGCGCTCGCTGGACTGTGATGTCAGGCATGTTACGGGTTAATTTTACCGTCTCCGATACTGATTCCGACAGAGCCTTTGATCTGTTCATAAAGTTGCATTTGTTGGTTATGTAAAGTATAGTTTTTTAAAATGTAATCGCATGCTTCAGGATCACGATGTTCAGCCAGTACCAGCAATGATTTAAAAATAACATTCGGTATCAATGGTTTTTCATCCGTTCCGATTGCTTTATGATTAAACAGCGTTGTTTTCATTTCTTGCCTTTATTTCAATACCCTTTAATATAGTATAAAACATGGATGTTTTCGGTGTAAACCCCAAACTTTTTAGCGAGTAATCGTTTCGTAATATTGCAATGGCAATTCTTTTATACGAAGGAACCATATCAGAAATTTCATTTGGCGCTTCATCCGGTATTCCGTCATGATAGCAACGCTGCTCCCATGTTTTGATATAATTCTCTATACGTGTCCTCATAATTTTTGATATGCTTTGTTGTCTTTGGTAAATTTGTCGAGCAAAAAGTTGATTTCCTAATTATAAGCTTCATCTCCTTTAATGCTTTGCATTAGTTGATCTTCTGGAGCAAATCCATAGCCAAAA